TACATTCACTTTGATAGTAAACAAGAATTTCTACAGTTTATTTATGAAGACTATCCTTATGAAATATTCGGTTGTGCAAATCCAATAGAAAGAAATTTGCCAACTAAAATAAACAACTGGATGTATAATCTAACTAATTTCGAAGATGAAGAAATTAATGTGATTTATTATAGTATGAATGAGGACGCTTTGACCATTCAATCAACTTATTTCTTCCTTAGTAAAATTGGCGCAAGAGTAAGAATGGTTATGTTCCCATCTGATATTAAAGAAGTTTATAATATTGCGGATGTTATAGTTACTTCAAATAAAGAATATAGTACAAAATGTCCAAATGACAAGAAGTGCGTTTTGATTAGAAGTAATGGTCTAACCGAAAAAGATATTGATGAAAATAGTATTTCATATGATTCATTGGAAGACATGTTCAATGATGAAAATTTCTTAAAAACAATTACATCAAAAGAATAATATCTACATAAAATTAGTAGCATATATAAAAATAAAAGTTATGAACGAAAAACAGACAAAGGCAATTGAAAAAATTAATTCCGAAATTGAGAGAATTAATAAGAATGAGAATAAAATATTTTTCTTTGTAATTGATACAAAGGGTAATCCAAGCGGAAGTTTATCTTATGTATATAACTTGGCTATGATTCTTCATAAAAATGGTTATAACGTTTCTATGTTGCATCAAGAGGAAGAGTTTGTTGGTGTTGGAGAATGGATGCCAGTAGAGTATACGGAATTACCTCATTATAACATCTCTAAAGATGATATTGAAGTAGCACCAAGTGATATTCTTTTTATCCCAGAGATTTTCGCACAGGTTATGAATCAAACTAAGAAATTACCTTGTAAGCGTATCGCCATTTTGCAGAATTACGATTACATGGTTGAACAGATGCCGTTTGGTGGACAATGGGGTGATTTTGGTATTATGGAGTGCGTGGTAAACACGAACGAAAATGCTGGTTTGATTAAAAGTGTATTCCCTTATGTAAAAACTACAACAATTAAACCATATATTGAAAATATTTTTGGAAGAACTAATGAACCTAAGAAGATGATTGTTAATATCGTTTCACGTAATCAAGAAGATATTAATAAGATTGTAAAACCATTCTATTGGAAGTATCCTGCATTCAAATGGGTTTCTTTTAGAGACCTAAGAGGATTTAGCCGTGAGCGCTTTGCAGAATCGCTCAGAGAAGCAGCAATTACTATCTGGGTTGATGACTCTACCAGCTTTGGTTATTCAGCTATTGAAGCAATGCAAAGCGGTGCTATCGTCATTGCAAAGATACCAGATAATAAATTGGAATGGATGACTGACGAAAATGGTGAGTTCAAGAATTGTTGTGTATGGTTTGATGACTTTAATAATGTACACAAACAGATTGCAAGCGTAGTACGTTCATGGACTACCGACAAGGTTCCTGATGTAATCTATAAGGAAGCATCTAAAGTTGGCGAAAAATACAAGTACGAAACTACTGAAAAAGAATTTGTTGAATATACAAAGGGTGTTATCGAGAACAGAAAGAAAGAAATGGAAGAATTGTTAATTCAACTGAATAGTAAAGAAAATAATGATAAGAATGAATAAAAATATGGAGAATTTAGTTGTTGTAATCCCTGTACATGAGTTTAATGATGAAGTAGGTAAATTGCTTACTAATGCAATTAATTCAGTACAAGAAAATATTGAAGTACGTATTTCATGTAAAAAAGGTCTTGAAAGCAAGATTAAGAAGTATTTAAAAGATTGGTCAGATATTAAGATTATTACGAGTGATAAGAGTGATTTTGCTTCACTTGTAAACAATGGTATTAAAAATTCAAAATATTTTTCAATTCTTGAGTACGATGACGAGTATACACCAATTTGGTTTGACAATGTAGAGAAATATATTGATGCAATGCCAGACGTAAGTGTATTCATTCCATTAACTGATATTGTAGATTTTGAAACAAAGAAGTTTAGTGGATGTGGTAATGAAGCACCTTGGGCATCGGCTTTCTCAAATAACATTGGTTTTATTGATAATGACTGTTTGCAGAATTTCTTTGATTTCTACATGACTGGTTCAGTGTTTAATACTGATGATTGGAATGAAGTAGGTGGATTGAAGCCATCAATTAAGTTGACATTCTGGTATGAGTATATGCTTCGTGCTACAAATAAAGACCAGAAGATTTTCGTAGTACCAAAGGTAGGATATAATCATTACATGGGAAGAAAGGATAGCTTAACTGAGAACTATCGTAATAATATGTCTAAAGAAGAACAAGAGTTTTGGTTCAAGTTGGCTAAGAAAGAGTATTTCTTCAAAGAAGATAGAAACAAGACTTTTGAAAATCAGTCAGAAGTAGATGATAATGTAGAAGAAGAAAACAAAGACTAATATTTTATAATGTTAAAAAAAAATGAATGGTGTTATTGTTGAAATAATACCATTCATAGTTAAAGAGAGACACGGAGATTTCATTAAGAAATGTGTTAGGAAGTGTGCTAAAATGGTACAAAATATTCTCTCAAAAAAAATATATAATAAGACATTTCCTACAACTAATAAGATGGCAAAAAGAGGAAGAAAACCATCCGCTAAGAGAAAAGGATATTTTTACGAAGAACAGGAAGAAGCGGTGGTTAATTATATTAACTCAAATAGTAACAAAGAAAAAAATCAAATCTTTAATACAATTCTTTTACCAGCATTCACAAAAATGATAGAATCAATCATTAGAAGATATAACTTATACCCTGCTGATGAAGATTTTAGTGATACATTTAATGATACTATATCTTTCTTGATGACAAAGATATATAACTTTAAACCTGAACAAAACAAAAAAGCTTATTCATATTGTGGTACAATTTGTAAAAACTACTTAATGGGTAGAATTAATCAGGATATAAAAAATCAAAAAAGAGTTGACCACTATGATTATTTCAACGCTGATTTGACAGATAGTTTGAAACATTCTTATCAAGATGGAAATTCCAAATTAACATATCTAAATGAATTAATGGGTGATACTGTATTCAAAATTGGTAGAATCATTGATGATAAAGAAAAATTACGATTGAATGAAAATGAAACCAAAGTAGGAAAAGCACTTATTAATCTAATGACTAATTGGGAAGATTTGTTTATACAAATGGGTAGTGATAAGTTTAATAAGAGTTCTATACTTTTGTTTTTGAAAGAAACTACTAACCTTGGTACAAAAGAAATTAGAGATGGAATGAAACGTTATAAAGCAATATATTACGATACCAAGAAAAGAATGATTGATACTATTTATATGTAAACAATATTTTATGGGAAAATTAAAAATTGAAATCAATAATGTACAGAATATTAAAGACTTATTGCAAGAAACATATCGTTTAGCTGACGAACAAATTACACAGGCACAAAACGAGATAAATAAACTCGCAAATGCAACACAACTTCAAAACGAAGTAATGGATGCTAAAGGAAAATATGCAAAAGCAATGAATGATTTCATGGGTATCAAAGATAAAGCAATTGCAAAAAAATTAGATATTGCAAAACTTCTTACTGATATATATCAGCATAATGGTGATGTTAAGGGTGCACTTAGTGATGAAAATGCAAGTGTAATGGGAAGTTTCGACATAAAAGCAATCCGTAAAACAATAGACGAAGAGTATAATAAAAAAGAGAAAACTAAAACTATTGAATTAAAAAAATAATATATGGTAGAAGCACTTAATAATACCAATTTAAGTTATAAGAAAAAGAAATTAAGCGATAAAGTAAAAACATCTATTGCTACCGCTAAAGGAGTCGTTGGAACAATTAAAAAAACCACCGACTGTCTTGGTATTTCTATGAATGCTAATAGCTCAAATGGTAAAACTGAATTAAGTGTCAAAAATGATAACGCCATACAATTATTAATCGAATTATTAACTTTAGTCGGAGTTTCAAAAGAGGATATGGTTAACTTCTTAACCAAATATCTTACTTACTTAATGCCTGCATTGGAAGTTGGTGTTAAAACACTATTACTAACCAACCTAAAAGGTATGATTTCTTGTTCGTATGACCCTCGAATACCTGAGAACCTTAGAAAGTATAACCCAAGAGGAGAAAACGCAACAGAAACGAATAGAAGAGGTATAGACATAGGTGTAGAATCTATTGACCTTATAGGAAAGTTATCTAAGTCTCCATTTGGTGATGGAAAAAATCTATATTTTGGTATTAACCCAGAAGCGACTACTAATGCTTATCAATTAGCAAGAGCTAATGATTTTGATGCATTCCTATGGTTTGTAATACATAAAGCTAAATTTCCAAGTCCTTCAATTGTTAACGATGAGAATCTTGACACTTGGTTTAAAAGTAGATATAAAGAAAATCTTACTTTAAATAATACTATAGACCCAATTAAAATAGGGTATAGAGATACTAAAAATAATATTAACACAGGTGTAACATCTTTATTCCAAGATATTGTAATAGATTATCCAGAACCATTATCGGTTACAGGACAAACTACATGCATTATGCCTGGTAATACTTTCGTACAAAAGAAAAATGGTAAATATGGAAGTGTTATAAGTTTATGCGTTACCGCAGAAGAATCTGTTAAATATACAACAGATGTTAATAATATCACAAGCACAAATCCAGAAGAAAGTCAAAAATTAGGAACTAAATATATTTCAAGAAGTGAAATTGTTCCAGTATCAGATGATTGGACAAGTGCTAATTGGTATGTTAATCCAAAGAGATACTTCTATCAGAATTTAGGTTTAGATGCTTTTACTGGAAAGAAAAAATTAACGGACAGTAGAAATTACGCACAGGAAAAACCAATATGTAATTTGCAGTTCTTTGACCAATCTTCAAGTGTAGGACAAATTAATGGTATTGTAGATAATCAAATACGTTTAACTATACTTCCACGTCCTCTTTTACATGTACCCGAAAAAGGAGAACCAATTTGGAGATTCCAACGTATATTATTTAACGAAAAAGGGGAACCAGATAAAGATGGTAAGTATTCTATCCATCCTGGTAAATTTGAAAAAATAAAAAAAGAAGTTACAGAAATAACAAAGATAAAATCAGCTGAGAAATATGAAAAAATAACTAATGGACTAAGAACAAGTACACCAGTAGTAGCTTATAATTGGATAGAAGTTACCAATGGTACACCATATCCAACTACAGTAGAAATTTTTTCAGCAGGAAATAGCCAAAATGAATCGCTTGTAAAGAAATTAAATATTAAAGCATTTCATAACAAATATTATAAGTTAGATAAAGATAGTAAATATGATATTTATTTCGTAATTAGCCCATCACCTGTAAATGGAGATAAAAAAAATACTAAAGTGCCAAATATTTCTGATGGTAAACTTTTTATTAAGACAATTAAAGTTGATAGTGATTCGATTAAGCAAAATAGTACAGTAGAATACTGCTTAGATAGAAATCCTCAAAAGATAGGTATAAGTATCAATAAGTCCACAGGTGCATATAAAGTTATAAATACTAAAAACCCTAACCAAGATATTCTTCCTTATTTACAGGAAGTTTACAAAGGTCTAACAATCTATGAGTTTAACTATGATTGGGTTATGGGTATGAAACTTTTCGATGCAAAAAATATAATTACAAATCTTTTAGAAAGTACTTTAGGCGCAAAATTTGGTGGGTCGGTTAAATTATCTTTTGAAAAGAAATTAGAACTTGAAAAGATTACTCAAGTTGTTAAAGAGATAATAGAGTCTGATGATACTGAGTTAAAGGATTGTTACTACTCTTTTTCTAATGATACATACGACGCTATGTTACAACGTTCAGAAGAAGCATATCATAACCATGCATCATTTAGAGATAATCAAATAAAATATGGTGACTTTACCGAAGTAAAAGAACTTATTGATAAATTTGATAACAATGCGACACTTCACGAACAAAGAGATTTGCTTAAACGAATTATAACTAAAGCAACAGTAACTATTTCAGAGTCAGAAAAACCAGTCAATAGACCAAAAATTGAATTTAACTTCGTTAATAATTTAATAGAAAATCTAATAACAAGTCTTGTAAATTCACTTTTAACACCAAAAGTTTTAATGGTAATTATGGTGAATAAGAAAATAATGGGAAGTGATATAGGCTTGATATCTTTTCAAGATATAATAAATTCAATGCGTTCACTAATAGTTGCTATTGTAAAGGAAGTTAAAGATGCTATATTACAAGAGTTATTAAAATTGTTATTAGAGAAACTATCTCCTATTGTTAAATTAATGGAAGATATGTTGTTACAGGAAACTCTTGGTTATTATAGAGATTTAATGATGCAAATAATGAAAGAATGTAGTTTTAGTCTAAATCTTCCTTGGTTTAAAAATCAGTTTGAAAATACTTCTACTGGAAACGTAGATTATGCTGATATTGATAAGAGTGAAACTATAAATGACCAGCCTACAACTAACAATTGTTAATTAGTAAAAGTATATGGGTGTGAAATTATTGTTATCAATGATTTAGATACATCAAGTTTCTGTGAAAAATTCTTCGGACAAAGAAGTGTAGAACACAAAAAAGAATAAGCTATAATACAAAATAAAAAGTATTATGTTAAGAGCAATTAAAGTAAGATTATATCCAAATACACAACAAGAACAAGCAATCAACGAGTTGCTTGGAAGCTATCGTGTTGTTTATAATCAAACACTTGCTCTTAAACAAGAAGCTTATAAATTAAATAAAACAAATTTGGGTCTACGTGAATTATCAAAATATTTTTTTGGAACTTTACGTAAAGACGAGAAATATAGCTGGTTGAAGAAACAGAACACAAAAGTAGTGAAACAAGCCATACGTCATATGTTAACAGCGTATGAAAATTTCTTCAAATTGCATAAGGGTTTTCCTAAGTTCAAAAGTAAGAAGGATAAACAATCACTATTATTTCCACTTGAAACAATTTCAAAAAGGAATACATTTGAAACAAAGCATATAAGTTTAGTAAAATCACTCAAAAATATCAAGTTCAGATGTTCGGATTTGTATTTTAAACGACTACAAACATATAAGGATAAAATAAGGAGTGCTACTTTAACGAAAACCAAGAGCGGTAATTACTTCTTATCAATTCTTATGGATACACCTCAACATGAACTCATTAAGTTTAAGAAAACAAATAATCAAATTGGTATTGACCTTGGTGTAAAAGATTTTGTTATAACTTCTGATGGTGAGGTGTTTGGAAACAAACACTTCTTTAAAAAAGAAGAACAGAAGTTAAAGAGACTTCAACGACAACTATCCAAGAAGAAGAAAGGTTCAAATAACCAAAACAAACAACGAATAAGGTTAGCAAAAGTGTTTGAACGAATAATAAGCCAAAAAGAAAATTATATACATTCTGTCGTGAATGAGTTGCTTACGTATTACGATATCATCTATATGGAGGATTTGAATGTAAGTGGAATGCTGAAAAATCATAGTATAGCAAAACCAATACAAGAAGTAGGATTCTACAGATTCAAGTCAGTATTACAGAGTAAAGCTCTTGCAAATGACAAACAAGTGGTATTTATTGATAGGTTCTATCCAAGTTCAAAGACTTGTTCGTGTTGCGGTTACAAGAAAAAAGATTTGAGATTAAGTGATAGATTTTGGGTTTGTCCAGAATGTAACACAAATCACGACAGAGATATAAATGCTTCGAGGAATATCCTTGTAGAAGGACAAAGAGTTCTTTGTGGTTAAATAGAAAAATAAGAGTAGGTAGCCGTTCTACCGAATTTACGCTTGTGGACTATCCAACTATGGATGACTGATTGTAGTAAAATGCAATGTACTAAAAAGTAGTGATAGGCTGAAGCAAGAAATAAATATACTTAAATAATAGATTTAATTAGAATTTTATGTACGGTATTGAACAAATATGTAATACTATAAAAGGTTTCTTTGAAAGAATTAGAAAACCTGCACCTGAAATATCAAGCATTTTAATAGTATGTGCTATTGCAAAAAGAAAAGGTCTATCTGTAATTAATTCTACAGCAAATGTTATAGAAGACTTAAATAAAATGGGTATACCAATTGGTGACATGCCAGACGGTAGCCCAAATTTAACGATAGGCGTTGAATATGCACGATGGAAAGAAATAGTTAGAACTTTCCATGAAGACGCAAAAATACAAACATCAAATGTGCCAGGTGGAGTTAGTTTCACAGGTGCTGGTGCTAATGCTGGTGGTCCTGTAGTAGTGGAAGGTGTAAATACAAATGCAAGTCCTGGTTATGGATTAATATCTTAAAAAATAAATGGTTATGAAATTATCTAACGAAGAAATAAAATTGAAAATTAAATCACTTGAAAATGAATATGAAAATAAAAAATCAAAAGTGATAAAATTAATAAATGAATTATCTGAACTTGATGAAGAATATATCAAATTGACTGAAGAATTAGATAACGGACGAAAAGAATTTATAGTATGAATACAACAATGTTTCTTTTAGGTAAAGTTGAGGAAGTTGAAGACAGAACCACTCCTAATGGTTCTGATGGTCTACGTGTAAAAGCACGTACTACTTCTGATAATACACTTGGTATCGTTCCATGGGCATTTCCTTTACTTCCCAAAGTTTTTCAGTCAGTTCCAAAGGTAGGTGAATATGTATTAATTTTTCTTACTGAAATAGGTAATACTGGTAGTCAGAGATATTATATAGGTCCAATTATATCCCAACCACAGGATTTTGAATTAAGCAATACTAAGGCTAAAGCGTTAAGTTTAACTCAAGAGAATGTAAGTAGACCTTTAAAGAAAATAACTAATGATAATTACACTAAAGGTTCTTTCCCTGAACCTAATGATGTTGCGGTAGTAGGACGTGGACAAGAAGATATAGTATTAAAATTTGATAAAGATACAGAAACAAGTGAAGTTGATTTGCGTGCTGGTATAAGACAAAAACCAGTTAATGATGATGACCCCTCTAAATTTGGTAATATCATATTTAACTCAATAGACCCAACATATATTCAATTAAAGTATAAAAAGAATCTTGTTAGTGGATATGATACAAAAACAGGAACACCTCAACATGCTAATAGTATTGTCAATGTTGTTGCTGATAAAATTAATTTAGTAAGTAACAAAGATAATGACGCAAGTATATATATTCATGATAATGAGAAATTAATAGAAGACAAAAATCTTTCAAATCTCATGTCTTCGTTACATCCAGCTGTTAAAGGTGATAAACTAATGGAATTGTTAGAAATAATGCGTGAATCTATTTTGCGACATGTTCATCCTTGGGCTGGCATGGAACAGTGTGGTGACTGGGCAGGTGCTATAAACAAACTAAAAGACTACTCTATCAACGAAATCATCTCTCAAGATATTCGTATTTCATAAACTATTTATATATATTAAACGCTTAAAAACAATGTTAGAACGTACATATTTATCCAAATTCAATACCATAATTAAAGGTAAAAAATATAATACAGGGCTTAATCCTATTGCAGAACTATGCTATGGGTTAAGTACAACACGTATTTTATGCTACTTCGACATTGATAATATATCGCATCTTATCAAGAATGGTATTATGCCAGATAGAAGTAAAATGAAACATATCTTACGCATTACCAATGCTGGGTCTATTGATTTCACACAACTTCATAACAAAGAAACAAGTACAATTCATGACTGTAATAGACATCGTGCTACTTCTTTCGATATCATCTTTTTCTTAATTCCTAAAAAATGGGATAGAGGTAAAGGTTTTGATTATTCTACAAGTTCTTTTAATATTGATTTCTATAGCGGAAAACAAACAGACCCTGATAGATTAATATCAACAGATGGTTGTAATTGGTATCAGGCAAGAAATGGTGTCAAATGGGATGAGGAAGGTGTGTACAGTAATGAAACTTTCTCAAAAGAATATGATAAATTCGGAACTATTGCTGGAAGTAGCATAATAATCGGTAGACAGCATTTCGATATTGGTAATGAAAACATTTCGCTTGATGTAACAAGTGTTATAAATCAAATGATAGATGGTGAAATAGAAAATAATGGTATCGGTATAGCGTTCTCGCCACAACTTGAAAGAACTGGGGAGAATACTGGTTTTGCAAAATCAACCACAGAAGAATATGTAGGTTTCTTGACTGACAAAACGAATACATTCTTTGAACCATTTATAGAAACAGTATATAATGATTATATTTCTGATGATAGGTCTAACTTTGTTTTAAATAAAAACAATAAATTATACCTTTATTGTTCTATGGGCGGAACCTTAACTAATTTAGATAAAAGACCAACCGTAACAATAAAGAATAGTAACGAAGAAGTTATTACAGATAAATCTGGTAAACTATGTGAAAATATAGAAAGTAAACAATATAGTAATGGTGTTTATTATATTGAACTTAATTTACCAAAAGAGAAATACGAAGCAGATACTATGTTCTATGATACATGGAATAATATTGTATATCAAGGAACTGAATTTGATGCAGTTGAACTTGATTTTACTACAAAAAATCCACGTTCATATTTTAACATTGGTTCAAGTATAACAGAATCACAAAACTTCACACCCTCTCTTAGCGGTATAAAAGCTAATGAGAAAATTAAAAGAGGTGACGTAAGAAAATTAGTAATCGTTGCTAAAGTTGATTATAAGAAAGCGGACAGTGCATTAATAGATGGAATGCAATGGCGCTTATATACCAAAGACGGTGAAAGAGAACTTGATATAATACCATTTGAAAATGTAAATAAAACAAATACCGAAAATTATGTATTAGTAAATACTAATATGTTGATTCCGCAAAATTATTATGTTGACATCAAAGTAAATTACGGTATGCAAACAATTATTCATCACGATTCATTACATTTTAAAATTGTTGATGACTTAAATAACAAGTATATATAAATGTTATCATGTCAATAGCTGAAAGATTAATAGAACTAAAACTCATTAAACATAATCTTAAAACGATTATTAATGGGCTTGGTGGACGTTGCGGTGAAAATTTTACTCTATATCATACAGATTTAGAGAAATTAATCACGGAAAGAGATACTGGTAATGAATATTTTACAAACTTTAATATTTCATATAATATTACAAAAATAGGTGATTACGCTTTTCCAAATGCTAAATTTTCAAGTATAAATGTCCCCTCATCAGTCAAAAGTATCGGTGAGAGGGCTTTCTTTAATAATAGGTCTCTTACGTCTGTTACTATTTCAGAGGGTGTTAAACAAATAGGTAGTGATGCTTTTAATAGTTGTTCAAATTTAGAACAAATCAATCTACCGCAAAGTTTGGAATATATTGGGTGGGGGGCATTTAATAATTGTCGTAAACTTCCAAGAATAACACTACCTACAAATATAAAAGAAATAGGTAGTTATACTTTTGCAAATAACAGAGAATTTACTAATTTTGAATTTCCATCAATGGTTACAAGAATTGGTGATAGTGCTTTTAGTAATTGTAGAAAACTTGGTAACATCACATTACCAGATAATTTAACTTATATTGGTAGAGAAGCATTTGCTTATAACCAAGTTATGACGGAAATTACAATTCCAGATACTTTAACCACATTAGGTAATGGGGCGTTTGCATATTGCTTGAATTTAGAAAGAGTAACATTTCCAGAACATGCTGTTATGAGTATAATAGATGGCGCTTTTAGATTCTGTACAAAACTTAGAGAAATAAACTTACCAAACGGAATTACAAGTTTATCATATATGTTATTTCAAAATTGTGCCAGTCTTACTTCAATTAAAGTACCAGATACTGTTATAAGTATGGGTAGTAATGCTTTTACGAATTGCACAAAATTAAATGATATACAATTATCTCAAAATCTAACAAATATAGGTAATTCGACTTTTTATGGGTGTACAGCATTATCTTCTATAACTTTACCTAATAGTGTACAGGCGTTTGGTGATTCAACATTTAGAGAATGTACCAATTTACAGAATATTATAATCCCAGAAGGTGTAACAAAACTTGAAAATAATTTATTTTTTAATTGCAAATCTTTAACAGAAGTTACTCTCCCATTAACATTAGTTACTATGGGAATTAATATTTTTTGGGGTGACACGTTACTCACAAACATTACTATTCCACAAAATGTAACTACTATTGGAAATAGTTGTTTTCAAGAATGCGGTTCTCTAACCAGTATCACATTACCAGAAAGTTTAAAACAATTAGGGAGTTCTTGTTTTAATGGTTGCGTAAAACTTCAATCGTGCAATATACCAAGTCAGGTAACACGTATCGAACCTGCTACTTTTTACAGATGTCAAAGTTTAACTTCAATCACAATACCAGATTCGGTAAATTATATTGGTAATAGTGCATTTGACGGATGTACTAAATTACAAAATGCTAATATTCCTAATAGTGTTACAAGATTAGAAGATAGAATCTTTAATAATTGTGCATCATTAACAAACATCACAATACCCAATACAGTAACATTTATTGGACAAAATACATTTGGTGGATGTAATAATATAACAGAATTGATTATACCAGAAGGTGTTGAAACAATATCACAAGGTGCCGTTCATGCCTGCCAGAAATTAGAAAGAATAGTAATACCACACTCGGTTAAAGAAATTTTAGGGCAAGGTATATTCTATGCACATCCAAAATTAACCGATGTTATCTATAACGGTACTAAAGAGGAATGGAAAAAGATTAAAAAAGCTACTAACTGGTGGACACAATCAGGTTTAGCCGTTATAAAATGTACTGATGGAGATTTTCCTCTAAGGAATTATTTAACAACAGAAGCATAAAAAATACAGCATAAAAATATATGCTGTATTTTTTTAGTTAATATTCTAATGTAAAAATATTTTCATTAATAAGATTATAATAATCATTTCTATAGCACCGTACATAGTCCATAATGCGTCCTTTATATCTGGTACATTTCCTTTAAAATACCTTGGGTCAAACCAATACTCTTTGCCAAACGCAAATAAAGCCGTTATAAGCGTTGATATTGCTACAGAAGTATAAATATTAACACCCAATACTAATAACGCAATACAGGTTAAAAAAAACACTAAAGAACCGACTTCTTTATGTATTAACTTATCCTTCTCTACATTATCTACAATCCAAGTGAAAATTTTCGCTAATTTTTTCATTACTCATTCTTTCCTACTATCTTCTTAAGTGCTTCATCAAGACCAACTAATTTTTCTTCTAAAGCCTTTACTCTTTTAGCTAATGCACTCTCGTCACCTACTAATGAATCTGCATATTTAATTAAATGGTCTGTAGATGAAAATGAAACTACTTTATCAGCACTGTTTTTTATACTTAAAGTTTCATATCCGTCGGCATAGTTAACAGCAATCTCTCCATAATCCATTACTGAAGAATCTGGTAATTTAGGAGTAACAACTCCGCCAGCAGCTGTGTTGGTATCTTTTGATTTTAAATGAAGAATCTTTCCCATATTTTTTAATAATATATTTAATCTTTACAAAAGATAAACTTTTGTTATATAATATAAATATTACCTTAAATAACATTTAAACAAAAGGTGCACTCACTAAGAAGCACACCTTTTGAAAAATATTTATTTTTTAATAAGTACCTCCGTCAATACTCTTTAATATAAGTGTACCATCAGCAGCAAAACCAAAGTTAGCAATATTCTCTTCTGTAATTGCATCAGCTGCTTTTACAGAAACCTTAGAAGGGTCATCAGTAGCAACCTTGATACCATCTCCAGCCTTTACAGAAGAACTCTTACCGTCTATTGTTGCGTAAAGTTTAGCAATAGCAGTATTGATAGTATCACCCTCAGCAGGTTCTGAAGCAGTTGCTGTTGCATAATTCTTCAATGTAATAGTACTACCATCAATTACTAATTTAGCGGTTGAAATCTTATCAGAATTTTTAGTTACAGATACTTCTGCATCATTCAAAAGAATCTTATCAAGTTTAGTATCTTTTAAATCATTCAAAGAAGCAGCAACTACTTCCTCATTCTTAATGATTTCTTCCTCTATGTTTTTAACAGCCTGAGTTACAGTACTATTTTCTGTTATACCAGTGAAGCCCTTTGTATCGGCTGTAAAGCCTTTCAATTTAACATTATCACCAGCAACATTATCAGATACTGTAAATACTTTACCGCCATCAGCACCAGCACTTTCTACTACAGATACATGTTGATTAGTATCAGCAGAAACACTTATAGCTGCATTTTTCTTAGCATTTTCAATTGCAGTCTTTACACCTGTTAACTTAAGACCATTCTCGTCGACAGTAAGGTATTCTTCTGAATCAGTAGCCAATTTAACAGATACTTCTCCAGCTTCACTAACCTGAAGACCTGATTTAAACTCTGATTGTGCCAAAAGTGTTGAACAATCAACATATACAGTCTGGTCTTCACCATTAACATCAACATAAACATATTTTAAGAACTGACCAGATTTATGTGCATCATTTTCAGCTACAAGTTCAAGAGATTTTAAAGAGCTGTCTTTGTAAATCTTAATATGCTTTCCTTCTGCAAGGTCAGCGCCATCTTTACCAACAATAGTATATTCTTCCTTAACAGTTGTATCTGTTGGGGTTACTGCAGAAATAGTTACAGAAGCGTATAACGCATTATTTTCATCTTTAGCAAGAATCTTATCGTCCGCCTTAATACTAACGCTTGCCTTAGCAGCATTATTCTCAATTTTAGACAAAGCCTGTGCGATGGTATCATCTTCTGATATAGCACCTTCTTCTGTACCTTTAGTAAAACCTTTCAGTTTCACATCTTTAACAGGAGTTTTTACTGCTGTCACCTTACCATTTGCCTGTGCTACAGATGTGATAATAGAACCCTCTTCAGATACTTCAGTAAGTGTCATACCTGTAGTTGCATCTTTAATCTTCTTGTCAACAGAACCAGTGGTAGAGTCGTCACCATTTAAAGTTGCAAGTTCATCTTCTAATTCCTTTACAGTCTTAGTAGCTGCACCCTTCAACTCTGAAACTGCATTATCAGCATATTTTTTAGCACCTAATACAGACTCACTATCCTTGGTATCATTAGCGGTATCACCTTTAAGTGCAGCAATAGCCTTCGCTACAGTATCAGTTGCAGAGAAACCATCACCTAATTTAGCCTTCAATTCATTTAATGCTAAATCGGTTACAGAACCTGCAGAACCGTCTGTTAAAAGTGTATAAGATGATTTCTCATCTGTAGTGTGGAAAAGTGCCAAAAGAGTTTTTACCTCCGCACCCTCTTTATATCGTCCAAGGACAGGAACACCATCCTTAACCGTCTTATTAGTTGCAAATTCATCTAACTTAGCAATAGCTTCTGCTCTTGTATTAGAAGGTGTTAAGTTTCTGAATAATTGAATGTGTTTGTTTAAAGCCATAATATTATAATAAATTATTTATTTGTTATTAATAAGTATCTTTTTCAGGTTTTCCCTCAATATCCAAAGTGTCTTTTAAATCATCTACTACTTCTTTTAAAGATTGAATATCATTATTAAGTTCCTGAACTTTAGCGTCATAAACAGATTTCTGAACAACATCACCGACAATGTCTTGTACATCAACCTCTAAATTACTTCCGCCAGTAACAACAAATGTAATTTTCTTTGTTGCTGGATTATAAGAAGCTGATTGTATTGCGTTGTTAGCAGGTATATCAATATTTCCTATCTCATTTTCTCCCTGTTTTACAACATAACGTTTAGATACTCCAGTAGGTGCAATACCATCTATTAAAGAGATAGTAGAAGCAGTACTTGCGCTTAAAGCTGCAATAGCTGCATCCTGTTGCTGATTCTTATTTTCTAAAGCCTGTTCTTTATTATCTTGTTCAGTATTTTTAGATTTAATACTGTTTATATCTGCAGTGTAATCTTTACTTCCCGTGCAAGAGCAATTACCGCCACCGATACTTAGTCCCTTAAATTCGTCCTGTTCTCGATAACCATACGCTATTAACGGATTAATTTTTCTTTTAGCCATATATTAAATATTTATCTATTTTCTAAAGTTTTAATTCTTTCGTCCATCTTATGAATTAAATTTACTAACTCATTTTGGAAATCATAATTAGCGAATGCTTCATGCATACGTTTGTGAAGTACGTCAAGAATACCATTACCAGAATTATCGTAATTAGCAATACCTGTTTCAACATTCTTCAACTCTGATATATAACCAATACCCTTTGTCAACTTGGTAATTTTCTCAGTTGCTTCAAGAAGTTTAGCTTCATACTCTCGTTTTAAATCATTTTTCAATTGAAGTAATTTAGCTTCAACTTCTGGTTTAGAATAAACATCTTCTTTGTTAGCTTTATCCCCATCAAGTTTATTAATATCACGAACGAGGTCGTCCACATTTAGTTCTTTAGCTTTAATGTTAGATTTCCATTTATCTTTCAATAAAGATGTCAGAGGACTAAGTTTCTCATCAAGTTGTGATTCATCTACTTTGCCAGCAAGTTTATCATTTAAAACACCAACTTTATTATCAACAGCAGTAACTTCGTCACGAGTTGCACCGCTAAGTAAAGGCATATACTTATTAGCTGCTTCCGTCTTGGTTAATAATGTAGGTGATAAGTTTTCTAAAGCGTCAACTCTTGTATTTGTATTATCAAGATTGTCTTTAGAGGCTTTAGTAGCGACATCATTCCTTAATGCAGCTATTGTATCATTAGCCTCAGTTAAAGCCGTTAAATCAGATTTATTGCGGTTTAAAGTATTCAAAGTTACTTCTGTTGCACCACTGTAGTTGGCAAATTCACTTTTATCAAGTTTACCATCTACAACTACTTTTAATGCGTTAAGCTGTTGTCTTTGAACATCTATATTTACTGTATTACCACTAATTTTAGCTGATAACTCATTATTCTTATCATCTATACCTCTATTAAGATTACGTAAAGAATCTTCAATATCAGTTTTATTGGCTTTTACGTTATCCAATCGTGTTAACTCAGTATGTACACCACGTAAATCTTCGGAATTAGCATCAATAAGAGTTTTGAGTTTATCATCTTCCTCTTTACGTACTAACTTCTCATTATCAAGATTTTCTTTCTGTGCCTGTATTTTACCTTCAGTATCAACAAAACGAGATGTAACATCATTGCCAAGTGCATCTATTCTATCACTTAGACCTTTTTCTTTAGCGTCTACCGTTGTAGAAAGTGTATCAATACTACCCTTAAGTTCATTTTCCTTAGTAGTAGCTCTTGTCACTTCTTCCTGAATAGCGTCTGAATTTGCTTTCTCTGCACCTTTTGCACGTTCAATTTCTTCTGCTAAAGCCAACTTGTCCGCCTTATTAGAAAACAAATCAACAATACCCTTACTATTCTTAGCAACGGTATCTTTTAAATCACCAAATGTGCAAACATTCTGATTAATATCATCTATAACATCGTAAATACCATTTACAACGTCATTAATTGTTTTTACAGATTCAAGCGGTGCGTACTTACCATCGCTTTCATCTTTGGTATAATACTTATCTGGGAATCCGTCTACTTTCTTAGACAATTCAGAAATTGTATCAGACAATTTACCTTCACCTGCAAGTGCATCTACTTTTTCTTTTATAGATTCAATATCATTGGTGTTATGCTGTACCTTTTCGCCTAAATCAGCAATCTTATTAGTATTATTATTAACAGATTCAATCGTTGCCGTAATGGCAGTTTCCACTTGACCGAACTTTCCGTTCAAGTCGCCAATCTCTTTATCCTGTCTATCATCAGTGTTATGATTACCACCGCAACCACAACCAAAAGAAAAAGGATTAAGCAGATTACTTTCTCTATATGCCCAATAATTTAAAGCCATTATATATATATGTTGTTTATAATAATTATTATTACATATAAATATTTATATAATGGGTAAAACACGCCCATTTAATCAAAATGGAGAAAATTAAATTTAAAGAAGGTGATTACATCATCAATAGAAAATGTGGTGATATGGCTATATTTGATAAAGTTGATAAAAAAGGTTACATCTGGTTCAAGAAATATTATGGTAAAATGTTTCAAGAATTTAAAGATATAACAAAATTCACTTTACAAATAAATTACCAAAAATTCTACGATATATGTACACCAGAAGAAAAAGACATATTCGATAAATTATGATGAAAAGTTTAACAGAAAGTATTATCCAAAATATTATAATAGAAATATCTGGACATAATATATTATATATTTGTTTATTGCTTGATGATAAATCAAAAGATAGACTGTTAAAGATTACAGAAAGTGTAATAGGAAATTGCGCAATCAAAGACGCTAAATTATTCTGTCATCACATGACAATTGCTTTTAAAAATAATATAACTCAAGGTCTTTTAGAGTGGGCACAAGAACATGAAGGAGAAGAATACGAGATAATTATCAATAAAATAGGATTAAGCAATAAAGCATGTGCTGTTAGTGTGAAAACTGAGTGTCCGTCACTTAACCAAATAAAACATATCACACTGTTTACTCATAATGGTGGTAAACCAGTCGATAGTAATTATATAGAAGATTGGGATTTTATTACTCCATTTAAATTAAATGGTTATGTAAAAATAGTACGTAAATTTTAATTAATTAACCAAATTAATTTGCGTATTATAAAAAAAATATCTAATTTTGCAAATAAATTATTATACATAATATAGATATGAAAAAAATTAAAGATTTTATTTTATGCATGGTTTCTTCAACCGCATTCATGTTCATGATAGTTTCATTTGTTATATTTTATCTATTGATACAATTCACAATAAAGATAGTTTTATAGTTTTTAAGAAGATATGTATATTAGTTACGAAGAATACAAACGTATTAAAGAAGAATTGTATAGAAGGATGCGTGGTGAACTAACTGAAGAAGAGAAGAGACAGAAAGAAGAAACTGAAAAAGCTGCCAAACGGTTTGATAATGTTTGGGAATTATGATAATATAAAATATTGTTAATAAGCACGTTAGAGTTTGCTCACGACATTTCTGTCGGTAGCAAAAGTTCAAAGGAGGACCGTCAATCCTCCTTTTTCCATATATACCTAAATAATCCGCAGTCCCATATCTTATATGCACCAATTTCTTTCGTCATTTCACTTTCTGTTAATGATAAAGATAAACCATATTTTTTATGTAATTTACTTTTTCTAAAATTGAATTTATGTAATCTATTCGTAGAACTAACTGACGGCATATAATATCTATAATCTGGTGGTAGAATCTTATCCAACTTAAAACCAAGTAACGTATATAAATTACCGTCGGACGTTAATGTCCACCTTCTATCAGCAAATGTCTTAATAACAGATGAGTTATATGATTTAATAAAATATTTAAATAACTTTCCACCAATACCAGAACAATTATATTGAATATCACTTGCAAATCTGGTTAAATTCCAAGTATTGTTATTCTCTCTTAAAAAAGACATAACACCAACTAATTGCTCATTAAAGAAACATCCTAAATAAATTGATGATGAAACAAATCCTTGTATATGATTGTTATTTAAAAACGTTTCTGCTAATTCTTTATCAATTTCATTAATATAACATCTCCTGCCATAAATTTTAGGAAAATAATTATTACATTTAACTATATGTAATATTTTATTTAAAACTAAATCTTTATTGTTGATAAACTCATCTTCAAAGATAGTGATTAGATTGATTCCTTTATCATTACATTTCCGCAATTTATCAAGATGATATGACTTATCAACACCGCATAATTCGGAATGCCATCTAATACCATTATATTCTATTGCAATATTTAAAGATGGTATATAAATATCTAATTCTTTTCCATTAAGTACTTTCCTATCGTGTCTAATAATATTAACATCTAAATGTTCTACCAAAAAATTATAGATTTCATCTTCCGCTTTTGAAACTAAATTAGCACATTTAGGACAACCACTACCTCTCAAATGATTACGTGGGTCTTGGGTAAATAAACCATGTGTAGGACAAACAATATTTACTAATTTTCTTCTATTAACATATCCAATATTTTCATAAGAATACTTATCGTTATGAATAATATTAGCTTGATTAATAAAATCATCTGTTCTTTTTAATAAAGATAATTTACTCTTTTCAACTTCATTTGATTTATTATTCTCAACCTTACATAGTGGACATCCATGACCTTTTAAATGTAATATTGGTAACTGATAAAAAAGACCATGTTCTTTACAAATTATAGCAATCTTTGTTCTTGCGTTAACATAATTAACTTTAGAGTAATCATACTTATCTCCATGAATTGTCTTAGCTTCTTGAATCCATGATTCAGTATCATAAGTCTTACAGAACTTACTATAACAAGAACAACCATGTCCAGCTAAATGGCTATTAGGAAGTTGATATAAGACATTACCGCAATTCTTACATATTATTTTAACTTTTGTTTTAGCATCCTTATAACATGTTTCCGAATAATCATACTTATCTCCATGAACAAAAATTGCTTCAGAAATAAATTCTTCTGTTGTTTTTTTCTTTCTTCCACCAGTATGAATCGAAACAGTAGAAGTGTTTCTTACCTGTTCTTTATCACCTTGTTTACCTGTTTTCTTCATAAGAATAGAATTATTCAACAGAATAGTTTTAACTTTAAGTTTTCCAATATGAAATTTATCTGCGATATAATTCACACCATGATTTGTTGATGTATATATATTACAAATTTCTTTTTCTTGTTCGGATGTTAAAGTAATCTTTTTCATAAATGCAAAGATACAAATAAAAAATAAAAGAGACAAAAAAAGAGAGGAACTTTTAATTCCTCTCTTAATATTTCGTAAACCTTTCGGCTTAGCGGAACTCAGAAATTGGCCAGTGTACGAGACCGTCAACACGAATGTGACCGTAGTAACGGTTGTTAACCATCTTCTTAGCATAACGGGTCATGATACCCTTAACAGGTGCAAAGTTGAATGGGTTAAACATTGTAGGCGTTAAACTCATTGGTACATATGGTGCATAAATGTAACCAGTGTCAAGCAATGACTTACCCTTATGACCGATTATGATACTCCAGTGAGGTGCATATGGGTCACGATATACCTGATAACGACCGCTCAAAGCACCGATGCGCTCGATACCCATGTTGTACTGGTCAGATTCAGCACTTGCGTCTGAAACGTGGAAGTACTCAAGGTTGTCGAAGAGTGCAGAAATCTCAGAAGAAACTACGATAAAGTTAGCACCACCACGAAGTGTTGACTTGTGAATCTGTGCAGAAATCTGATTTACCTTAGTCATCAACTCCTGATTCCAGTCTTTCTGTGTATAGTTAGTTGAGAATGCAGCCATACGTCTCCAACCATTAACATCCCAACGTGCCTGCCAAGGTGCACCCTTACGGAGGTCACGAAGAATCTCACGGTCAATCTCAGCAGCAATCTGCTCTGAAAGAATAGCTGTCAACTCAGCCTCAGCATCAATATTGTGGAATGCAGAAACGTCCTGTGCCAACTCTGGAGACCATGTTGCACGGAGTTTACGCTCCTCAACTGATACAGTAACTGCATCCATCTTGAATGAAACCTCACCAATCTCAGTCTCGAGTTCGAGTGAATCATACTGTGCCCAAGCTACCTTGAAAAGTGCAGCCATGTTCTGCTTGGTTGTTTCCTCGTTAGTAGCGTCTACAGCAGCTGTTAACTGGTCAGCATCAACACCTACATAACCATCAATTGTACCTGCCTGCTGTGCACATGTCTTAGCAAGGTCAAGCTCGATGTACATCTTACCCTCTGCATCACAGAGTGAACCGTACTCTACAATACCCTTACCATACTTCTGCGTAGCTACACGGAAAGGAACTGACTCATACTTCTTGAAAGCTGCAGTCTGTACATTACCACCAGCAATCTGCTGAGAAGCAATCTCCTTCATTGTGATAACTTTAAGAGATGCAAGGAAGCCCTCTGTATCCATTTCATTACCATCAGGACCAGTTAAACGACCAGCGTTGAATGCTGAGAAACCGTCAATCTGGAGAATGACGTTACGGATTGTACCATCAAAACCACTTCTCTCATAATCTTTAAGGTCTGTACCTGTGAATGGACGCATACCTACTGCAGTACGAACTACAGGAAGTGCATTACCAACCTTAAGTGTTACCTTACCCTTAGAGTTATCATATAGGAAGTCATTGTAGAACAAGTCATAAAGAGACTTCTCGAAGTATTCAGTTACCTCTGGACCAGCCTGACGAAGTGCCTCAACACCAAGTTTCTTTGCCTGTGCTGCTGCAAGTGCATTTGCATAAGTAGTACCATCTTTTGGTTCCTGACCCAACTGTGGTACGTACCACTTCTCTTTATCTAAATCTTTTACAACCTCATCTGGTAAGTAGTAACGTGGTTCAACACGACCTTCTTTATTGCGATTAACACGGTCATAGCCCATAAGACCTGTGTGACGACCAGTAGTACCATCAACGATGTCTGCTGGGTCATGTTGCTGACCATCTGGGTACATGAACTCTCTCTGTGATGTTACAGGAAGCAAGAAGAAGAGCTTACCTACTGGGAGGTTCATAGCCTGAACTGATACAACATCGTTAGCAAGTAACTTGCTGAATACACGACGAATAATTGGGAAAACTACAGTCTCAAATGAACCAGAGTTATCTGAAGCAGTAGCCTCGCTAATAAGGTGTTTAGCCTCATTTTCATACAACGTAGCAACATTCTCTTTGATTGCACCCTCAAGACCCTCTGTAAAGCCGAGTGAGTCCCAACGCTTCTGAATGTCTTCACGTATCTTCTTTTGCATGTTCAGCTCGATATTGCCGACCTGACCGCTTGTTAAAAATTCTTTCATCAGTTAAATGAATTATTAATAATTATTTAATTTATTTCTTTGAATAGAGTTTGAAATAATCAAAAGATTAAATCTTTATGAGTAAAACTCAATGGGATAACTCATCATCCTCAGATTATATATTTGATTTTATACTCTACTTAATCTATGCATTAAATCAAGAGATTCCAAAAGGTCTGCTGACTTATAAATTGGTGTCTCATTAATCTGCTTAGAACTTGTTGCACTGATATTAGCTGACTCTGTGATATTCATCTTGTTAGCCTTTTTCAAGTTACGAGAAATATTCTCATACAAGTTCTTAGATTGTTCGATTGTTTTTGCCTCCTTGCCAAATCGTGCAATGATTTCCTTTTTCTCATCTTGAGATGTTGTATTTTCAGAAATCAACTTAATAATTTGTCCAAGGTTGACATTTGTAACTGCTGCTTCCTGCAGAACTTTCTTGAACTTAACAAGAGTTTTCTTAAGTTCTTTATTCTCGTTGAAAATCTTATTAGCTTTACGAATAATTGATTCGTTAGTTTCACGAGATTCAGATTCTGCGCTGTAACGTGGTACAACAGTACCTTTACCAGAGTTACGGGCTTTTCTACCACTTGAATTAGGTACATGAGATTTTGAAGTAGAATTTTGCTGAACGAATCCACCTACATTTGTAGCTTCTTCAATATCATCAGCATAAACTTCAAAAATTGTTTCCTCTTTAGATTTTTTACAACCCTCTGCAAATGGCTGATTCTCTGGTTTACTATTCTTTTTACCAGACCAAGGTTTCTCTGAACCTTTAGATTTAAGTCCCTTAGAACCCCAATCTTTAGAATCCTTTTCGTCTGCAACAGGAAGACCTTTAGTATCAAGTACGTCATTCTTCTGGTAATTGTCAGTATAACCTACATGTGAATCATACTCATTTAAAGCAAGTTCATAGATAGTTTCATTTGACTCATTTACTCCAGAATCATCACCCATGTCAATAAGGTATTCAGCGCCAGTCTCATTATCTTTAAGACTAACCTTGTTATCATCACCCTTATTAACCATAACCTGGTCATCGTCAGACAGCAATTTGTAAACTTTTACGATTTCATCGTCATCCGCTTCTGAGAAGTCATACTCATCATCTCCGACCTTATACTTTTCAAATGATGCCCATTCGTCACCATCTTCATCTGTACCGTTTTCAACTTTCTCAACCTCATCACCATCACCCTCTGGTGTTACAGTAACATCTACAGTTGTATCGTCATCATCGGTATCAGAAGAACTTTCTGTGTCATCTTCAACTTGAGTTTCCTCAGTATCAGAATCATCCTCAGCATCATCTGCTGCCAGAGCTGCAGTATCTTCCACTTCCTCTTTATCATACTCATCCTCATCTTCTTCAGCGAGGATTCTTGCGTATGTATCACGTACTGTTTCAGAAAGAATATCCTTCACAGCATTTTCCGTATTTTCTTTCAGAGTTTGTGCAAGATTGTTATAACTCTCCAAAGAGTCTTTAACAGCTTTGCCTCTAATGTTATTAGTTTTCTTCATTCTATCAAAACGAAATTAATACGTTATTTTTATTATAAATATATCAATCTTTTTAAAAAATATCTGTAAAGTAAGGTATTACATACAATTAAAGTGAATTTTAATGTATATTTTTCTTTTTCAGTTAATTTTTAAAAATCTTCTATTATAAATATTCTATTATTAACAAATAAATTAAGAGATGATTATAATATTTATTATTATATTATTAAATAATGTAAATTATGAATAAGAAGACAGAATTAGTTGAAATTAAAAAAGACAAAACAGGAACTGGTCTATTGATAGAACAAGATGGTTTTGTACAATTAAATAAAAAAGATTTCACAAAAACAGTTAATGAAAGTAAAGATGGAAATGAATGGCATTGTCCTTATCCTTTCATTGTAGATGCTGTATTTCAAAAATATGACATCAAAAATGCTAATGGAAGAATTTATCCAGAAAAGGTACTAAAGAAACAAGTGGAAATCTACCAGAAAAAAATAGAAGAACATCGTGCATATGGAGAATGTAATCACCCTACTGAAAGTACTATCGACCTTGGTCGTATATCTCATAATATTATAGAATTACATTGGGAAGGTCATACTCTTGTAGGAAAAATGGAGTTAAATATAACTGAGGGTTTCCGTAGACATGGTATGTGCACATCTTTTGGAGATACTATAGCAAATATGTTACTTAATGGTTATAAACTTGGTGTATCATCAAGAGGTGTTGGTTCTGTTGAGGAAAAACTCGGACAATATATTGTTGGAGATGATTTTGAATTGATTTGTTGGGATGTCGTTTCAGACCCTTCAACACCTATGGCATATATTTCTACAGATGGTCCTGAAGGATTAGAAACTTATATTGAAAGTAAAAATAATAATCCTCTTAATAAAAAGATTGTTTCAGAAAAGATTAATAGAATCAATAAAATTTTATCAGAATAAAAAATGAGAAAAATTGTTTTAACTGAAAACCAATTATCTAATCTTTCTAAACATATTTTGCAAGAAAGAACTTTCCAAGATATGTATTATGATTATACCGAAAATTTTGACGTAGAAAATGTATTTCAGAATTTCTTAGATAATCCTAATGGAGTACAATCATGGACACCGCTGATTGATGCAAATTCTTACAAACAAGCATTGCAAGAATTTACTAAATATGGTCAATTTATTAACTTCCCAACAAAACTTCTTTATCAGTGGGTCGGTATTTTGGTAAGAAATACACTACAGTTAGAATATAACACAATTTTAGCTGGTCATACTCAAGGGAATCCTTATGATTATTTATCTGAAGAGTTTAATTACCGTGTTGAAGAATTAGGAGAAACAGAATTAAATGGCGTGGATATTACAGATATAGATAGACATAATATATTTGACAAACTTGAAGAAATGGGTTTGTATGATTGGATGAAGTTGCCAGATGGTTCTGATGCATGGAGCGATTATGGTTTAGAACCTATCTATAAACATCTGAAAGAATATGACTCATCAATGCCACCAGAGAAAGTAATAGTTCTAATAAATAAAGTGCTTGATGTTTATCATCAAAGAGGTGATTTAGCCTCTGCATTTATTGAAGGTGTCAGAAATACTTTAAGTCAAATATCCAACACATAACACAAAAAATAGCGAGACAAATACATCTCGCTATTTTTTTATTCTTCATTAATATTTTCTTCGTCGTCATCATCTTCTCCGAATGGTTCATAGTTATTTAGAACATCATCAAATTTTTCGTCATTTTCAATAACTTCTTTAACTACATTCTTAACCAATCTCTGTAATTTATTTTCAGACAATCTAACTATTCTTTTTGTCATAATCTATTTTAATTTTGAAACAGAAAAATCATTATTTTCTAAACACTCTACAAAGTTATCAGATACGTTACCAATGCATTCAGAAAGTTCGTTGTTTAAATCTTTTAAATTAACACAATCTACCTGCTTTGCAAAAATATCGAATGAAAGAAACTTCTTATGTCCATACTTCATAGCACTTGGATTTATATCAAACTCAAAAATCATTCCTCTTTCAAATTTTCCTGTTGATATAAGTCTATTTTTAAATTCTTTCTTATATTTGTTAAGAATAAAAGACATAGCATCTTCATAATCTCCCTCATACATAGGAGTAATCCACGTTCTTCCATTAATGTATACAACTTTCGGATTTTCCCTATTCATTGTGCCGTATTTCAATGTAACCTTATCAGAAACATTTAATTTAATCTCTTTGACCATCTTTTTCATAAACATTAACCGTACATAAAATCTATTATTTATTATATTTCATTTCTTGTTTCAACCTATCACTACTTTTTAGGAACATAAAGTTCGGTCATCCATAGGAGGATAGTCCACAAGCGTAAATTCGGTGCTACGGACACCTATTTTTTCTTATTTTTAACTTATTAATCTTTCACCTTCGTGTAAGATATTAACAGCTGCATTCAAATCTCTATCGTGATATTCTCTGCAATTAGGGCAAGTCCAAAACCTATCACTTAACTTCAAATCTCGTTTCTTATAACCACAACACGAACAGGTCTTTGAACTTGGATAGAACCTATCAATAAATACAACTTGCTTATCATTCACAAGAGCTTTACTCTGTAATACTGATTTGAATCTGTAGAACCCAACTTCTTGAATTGCCTTTGCTAATTTGTGATTCTTCAGTATTCCTTGAACATTCAAGTCTTCCATAAATACAGTGTCATAATAAGTTAATAACTCATTCACAACACTATGTATATAAGCAATCTTTTGATTGGTTAGTCTCTCAAATGTCTTTGCAATTCTAACACGTTGTCTATTCCTATTGTTAGAACCTTTCTGTTTCTTTGAAAGTTGCCGTTGGAGTTTTACAATTTTATTTTCTTGATTCTTGAAGAAATGTTTATTTTCAA